CCGTCGCCGGCATCACCGTCGACCCCGCCGTCCAGGCCGACATCCAGGCGCAGACCGGCAGCATCGTCAACACCCTGGCCGGACTCGCCATCATGGTCACCGCGCTGGTCGGCAGCATCAAAAGCGTGTGGGACAAAATCACCGCCGGCAAATGACATGCCCGTCAAAATCGTCAGTCTCATCATCGCCGCACTCGGCCTGCTGACGCTATCCGGCTGCAGCACCGACAGCGCCCTGCGCGCCCAGATTGCCGGCGCCAACATCGAACTGGCCCGGCACAAAGCCGAGACAGCCGCCAAGCCGATCCTTGACGCGCAAATCCCCACACCGTCCGGCATGATGTTGATCATCGTGCACGCCCCGCAGGGATCGAACACGGCACAGATCAGCATGCCGGATGACCCGTGGGCACGGGCAGCGGATAGAGCCGTAGGCGTACTCGGCACCGCCGCCGGCCTGTACCTGGGCGGCGAAGCGGCAGTCGGGCTGGTGCGCGCCAGCACGCAGGGCGTTGCCGAAGCGTTGCGCGTACAACCTGCGCCGATGGTGGTGACCCAGCCCGCCCCGGTCATCGTGCCACCGGCCGATCCGGTGATCGTCACCCAGCCCGCGCCGGTCATCGTGCCACCGATCGATCCGGTGATCATCACCCAGCCCGCGCCGGTCATCGTTCACCCCGTCATCGTCGGGCCCTAATGTTTCTGACCCGCCTCAACGTCATGTTGATCGACGACCGCGCCAACCAGGGACGGGGATCATGGATGCTCAGCACGCCGCTGGTCTACGAATGCGACGACAAAATCCAGTACATCGTCCCCACCGGGTTTGTGACGGATTTCGCCAGCGTCCCGCGCGTACCAATCGCCTTCTTGCTGGCCGGCGACACCGCGCACCGGCCAGCCGTCCTGCATGACTGGCTGATCAAGAAAATGCCCATCCCGCGCACGCGGGCCGACGAACTGTTTTACGAAGCCATGCGCAGTGTCGGCATGCCCGCCTGGCGCGCCGGCATGATGTACCGCGCCGTCGCCGCGCAAACCCGCCACCTCGCAGACAAACTCAAATCATGGAGCAGTGAATGAAAGAAGGCGACGGCATTGTCGACTGGGATGGAGAAGAGCGCCGCAACTGCATCGGTTGTCGCAACCTGGACTCGCTCGAGCGCAGAGTGAACCAATGCAAAGCCCAGTTCGACGCCGAGATCATCCAGGTGCATGAATCTGTGGCCGGTCTCAACAAAGAGATCCACGGCCTGCGCTCGGACATGAGCGCATCGGTGGGCGAAATCAACAAATCACTGGCCGACATCGCCGCCACGCTTCGCCAGCTCGCCGACCTACCCGAGGCGTGGCGCAACCTCAAGGGCTTCATGGCGGTGGTGCGCTGGACCAAAGAAAACCTGCTGCTGCTCGCCATCATGGGCGCGGTAGTGATTTACGCAATCAAATCATTCGGCCTCGCGCCGTAAGGAACCAGCATGGCCTTGCAATTATCAACAACAGTCCGAAATGCTCGCCTCGACGCCATTGAAACGACTATCGGCGTGAGCGCCGTTCTCAAAATCCGCACGGGCGCAGCGCCGGCAAACTGCGGCACCGCAGACAGCGGCACCGTACTGGCAACGCTGGCACTTCCGGCCGACTGGATGGCCGCAGCGTCCGCTGGCGCCAAAGCCAAGTCGGGCACATGGGAAGACACCAGCGCCGACGCCACCGGCACCGCCGCGCATTTCAGGCTGTACGCCAGCGACGGCACCACCTGTCACGCACAAGGGACGGTGACGGCAACCGGCGGTGGCGGTGATCTGCAAGTGGATAACACCAGCTTCGCCATCAGCCAGGCCTTCAGCGTCACCAGCTTTAGCCTGACCGACGGCAACGCCTGATCATGCTGCTGCTCAACTCAACCAGCGCCATGCGCAGCGGAACACCTGTTATTGGCGGCAGCATCGTCAGTCAAAAAATCATCGGCGGTGTACCGGGCTGCATCTACCGTATTGGAATCACAATTATCACCAGCACCGGCCAGACGTTTATCGAAGGCGCTGATCTGCTTTGTGAGGAGCGGGATTAATGATCGCCGCAGGCCGCCTCGATCAGCGCATTACCCTGCAAACGTCTGCAATCAACCGCGACAGCCTGGGCGGCGCCACGGAAACCTGGGTCGACACGGCCACCGTCTCGGCGCGCGTCTCGCCGCTGAGTGGCCGCCGCATGGCCCAGGCGCAGCAAGTTGGCAGCGCCGTCAGCAAGCAGGTCGAAATCCGCTGGCGCGCCGGCATCACGGCCGCCATGCGAATCCGGTTCGCCGATGGCCGGGTAGCCAAGGTGAGCTGGTTTGAAGAACACAAACGCGAAGGCTGGCTGATCATGGTCTGCGAGGACATCGATGCTTGAAATCAACATCCAGGGTTTGGCAGACCTCAACAAGCAACTGCAAGACCTGCCGGCAAAAATCGAAGCCAACGTGCTGCGCGGCAGCTTGCGTGCCGGCGCCAAGATCATCGAAGCCGAAGCCAAGCGGCTGGCGCCAGTCGGGCCGCCGCGTGTCACACGAACCAAGAATGGCGATGTCACGCTGAGAAAAGGCGGCGCCTTGCGCAATTCCATTCGCGTCTCCACGCGCTCCAGACTCAAGGCCGGTTGGCTCAACGTCAACATCAAGGCCGGCAACAAGGACGCCTGGTATGCCCACCTGGTCGAGTTCGGCACCGCCCGCCACTGGATCAAGCCGAAGAACAGAAAGAGCCTGTTTTTCGCCGGCCTCGCCAAAGAGCTCGTCGATCACCCCGGCGCAAAACCCAAGCCCTTCATGCGTCCCGCCTTCGACGCCAAACACCGCGCCGCGCTCGATGCCATGGCGGACTACATCCGCACCCGGTTACCGAAAGAATTCAAGAAAGCCGCCGGAAAATGAGCGCCGAACTCGCGGTCTATACCCTGCTGGCCAACCATACCGGCCTGGGCAATCTGGTTAGCCAACGCATCTATGCCGACGCCCGCCCGGAACTCGATCCCTTGCCCGCCGTGGTCTACGCCACCATCAGCGATACACCCACGCCGCCGATCGACGCCACCGCCGGGCTCGAACCCTGCACTGCGCGCGTTCAGGTCAACTGTCTGTGCACCAGCGCCGCCGCCAGAAAAAGCCTCACCGAACAGGTCATTGCCGCGCTGCATAAACAAAGCGGCAGCATTGCCGGCGTCAGCGTGCAGGCCATCCTGCAAAGCAGCGCCGGCCCCAGTCAGTACGACGCCCTGGTGGATGTGTACAGCCAGAGCGTTGATTTCATCGTGCATTACCTGAGATAGCCCAGACCCCGGCCTGCGCCGTCTCCCACATTCACCCGCCCCGGCGGGTTTTTTTACGCCTGAAAGGAACCCACCATGCCCTTAGCCACTGGAGTTGCCAAGCAAGTCCGTTACAAAGTCGAAGCCACCTACGGCACCCCGCCCGGCGCCGCGTCCGCCCAATTGCTGCGGCGTGTGCAATCCACGCTCGACCTCTCCAAAGACACCTACCAGTCGAATGAAATCCGCGATGACTACCAGATTGCCGATTTCCGCCACGGCGTGCGCAAGGTGGCTGGATCGCTCAACGGCGAACTCTCGCCCAAAACCTATGCCGACTTCATCGCTGCCGCCTTGCGGCGAGACTTCGCCGCAGTCAGCGCCATCACCGCCCTGTCGATCACCATCGCCGCCGGCTCGCTGCTGGGCGGCATGCAGACCTACACCGTCACCCGCGCCGCTGGCGACTTCCTGACCGGCGGCATCAAGATCGGCGACGTGGTGCGTCTTACTGCCGGCACCTTCAACGTCAACAACCTCAACAAAAACCTGATGGTAGTGGGGCTCACCGCCACCATCGCCACCGTCGTCGCCCTCAATGCCACCGCACTGACCGCCGAAGGCCCCATTGCCTCCGCCACCCTCAGCGTGGTGGGCAAAAAGACCTACGTACCGACCAGCGGCCACACCGACAAATCGTTCAGCGTCGAACACTGGTTCAGCGATGTCGCGCAAAGCGAAGTGTTCACCGGCTGCAAGGTCAATACCGTGGGCATCAAGCTGCCCGCCACCGGCATGGCCACCATCGACGTTGGCCTGGTCGGCAAAGACCTGGTCACCGCCACCAGCCAGTATTACACCAGCCCCACCGCCGCCACCGCCACCGGCGTGGTGGCCGCAGTCAACGGCGTGCTGGTCGTGGGTGGTGTGCCCATGGCCATCTGCACCGGCATCGACCTCAACATCGAAGGCGGCTACAGCGGCGAAGCGGTGGTCGGCGCCAACACCGTGCCCAACCAGTTCCCCGGCCGCGTCAAGGCCAGCGGCCAGTTCACCGCCTACTTCGAAAACGGCACCCTGCGCGACGCCTTCCTGAACGAGACCGAAATCAACCTCATCGTCGTCATGACCGCCAACAACGACGCCGCCGCCGACTTTATCGGCTTCACCCTGCCGCGCCTCAAACTGGGCGGCGCCAGCAAAGGCGACGGCGAAAGCGCCATCGTCGCCACCTTCCCGTTTCAGGCCCTGTTCAACAGCGCCGGCGGCACCGGCGTCAACAGCGAAAAAACCACCCTGGTCGTGCAAGACAGCCAGGCCTGATGTGTGTTTGACGGAATAGCCACGGCTATTCCGCCTCCCCTCACCCAAACAAGAGACCCTCATGCTCGACATCAACGCCGTACACGAACAACCCACAGCCACCATCGACATCCTGCACCCGGTCACGCAAGCGCCGCTGGGCGCCCAGGTGACGCTGGCCGGCCCGGAACACCCGGACCGCAAGCGCATCCAGTTTGCCCGTCAACGCCGCGCCCGAGCCGCCTTTGCCAAACGCGGCCGTCTTGAGTTTGACGACCCGGAAGACGAACTGCAGGACGAAATCGACTACCTCGCCGCCTGCACGCTGGGCTGGACCGGAATCGCCAAGGACGGCACCCTGATCGAACACAGCAAAGCCGCTGCCCGCGATCTGTATGCCAAACCGGAAATGCGCTGGCTGCGCGTGCAACTGGCCGCCGCGCTGAACGACCTGGAAAATTTTATCGTCACCTCCGGCAGCGACTGATCGACCGCGTCGCAGCAGAAGCGCGTCTGTCCGCCCGCCAGCCGGACGGCCAGACGCTGGCGCAGCATCTGATGGCCGCCTGGCGGGCCAGCGGACGCCAGCCGGAGGAACTGAATTTGCCGGATGTGCCGGGTATTGCGCTGGGGGTGTATCAAGCCTGGCGCAACTTGTCGGAATCACGCCCGTCCGGGTTTGGCAAAGCGCAGGTGAGTTATGGCGAAATTGATGCCTGGCAGCGCGTCAACAACGTGCGGCTGACGCCCTGGGAACTGGAAACATTGATCGAGATGGACCGCGCCGGGCTTCAGGCGTCTGGCGAGTAGCGGGGCGCCAGGCTGCTGTTCAATGCCTGAAACCAGAAAACCACGGTCCAGCCAAACAGTAGGTTAAGCCAGACGATGGCGTCCCACCCGGGAACACGCCTAGCCATAGCGATCACGCTGGGCAGGACGTACAGCACAGGCAACACCGCAAAAATCAGTTCGATCATCGGACACCTCCTGTCTGCAGTTTAGTTGAGGAATGGATCATGGCCATTGAAATTGGAAGTCTGGTGGTGGAACTGTCGGCCAATGTCGCGCGTCTGTCCGCCGACATGAACAAAGCCACCGGCATCGTCAGCGGCAGCATGAAAAACATGTCCGACAGCATCCAGGGAATCAGCAACCGCATGAATCTGATTGTCGGAAGCCAGGTATTTCAGTCCCTTGATCTGCTGGCCAGGCGTGGCATGGAAGCGTTTTCCGCCATCAAGCACAGCGCCATCGATGCCGCCGATGAGCTCAACAAGCTGTCGCAGAAGACCGGCTTCAGCACCGAATCGTTGTCTGGCCTCAAATACGCAGCAGAACTATCCGACCTCAGCCTGGAAGGCATGACCAAAAGCCTCAAGAGCTTATCGGTCAACATGGTGGAAGCCAAAGGCGGCAGCAAGGAAATGGCCGGTATCTTCAAGCAACTGGGGGTGTCGATGGACGACCCGGAAGCTGCGTTGCTGCAACTGGCCGAACAATTCCAGCAGATGCCGGATGGCGCCCAGAAAGCCGCCCTGGCCGTCAAACTGTTCGGCAAGGAAGGCCTGACCATGATCCCCTTCCTGAACCAGGGCCGCGATGGCATTGCCGAACTGACGGCAGAAGCGCAGCGGTTTGGGCTGGTAATCGACAGCGAAACCGCGCGCCAGGCCGAAGCCTTCAACGACAACCTGACCCGACTGAAAGCCAATGTTGGCGGCTTGGTGCAGCAGCTTGGCATGTCGATGTTGCCTATGCTGATGTCGTTGTCCGAGTCGTTGCTTTCCGCAAAAACGGCGGTCGGCGGGTTTGATGACAATGTCCGTCAGATCGTCGGCCGCCGCGCAGGTGTGGAAGGGTTCGTCGAGAGCTTCGCCAGAGGCATGGCGCATCTGTACAACATGATCATGCCGGTCATCGTCATTGGCCGGCAGCTATACGATGTGCTCAAGGGCATCGCCATCGAGGGCGCTGGCTGGGCCGCCCAGATTGGCGCCCTGGCCAGCGGCAATATCAGCGGCTTCCGCGCCATCCGCGAAGCCGTCTCGCGTGACGCAGAACAGCTACGCAAAGACTCTGATGCATTCATCGCGCGCATCTCGTCTTCAGCCCAAGGCGCTGCCGGCAATGTCACCAAGTTTTTTGACGAGCACCGCCGCACCGTCCGCAGCGGCAGCCAGAAATACCTGATGGCCAGCGAACAAGACGCACGGTTGCTGCAAACCGCCATCGACAAAGCCTATAAAGGCGCCGGGAGATCCGTCAAGGATTTCGACTCGGTGCTGTCGGCCAGTAGCAACAACAGCAAGAAGGTGGCCGACGAAGCCGCCCAGC